AATACCTCTTGACGATACTGATTGAGATAGTGTAGCACAATACAGTAGAAGTTTGCCATGTCTTCATCTTCTTTCAGACTTGTAAACTTACAGTATGGTGAGAAGATCTCATCACCCCACAGTGGTAGTGGTCTTTTACCACTGAAACTAACCTTATTACTAATATCTCTAATATTATTATAGAAAGTCTCAGTCACACCGTGCACAGGTGACACATCAACTATAGCAGCAGTCACTGTCTTATCATTAGCAACGATGTCACACCCAAATATAGGTAATTTATAATGGACATCAGGAAATAATACGCAGTGTAGTATCCTCATGTCATTAATCTCTGCCAACTCAAGGTGCATCTTCCTTAAGACAGTATTCTTATACATCGTATTCTTAATGGTCAACTTACCCTTACTCACTTCAGGGATAGGACTCACCATCTTCTCAGCATCAGGGAATTCCTGCATAGTATATGATAGCAACAATGCTATATCCTGTACTAAATCATTCTGCATAACTAAAAAAGAATTCCTTGATTATTTCTTCTGACTCTTCTTTACCAAAGGCACTACCCAGATACCCTGAGATAGGGTCCAACCGTATCATATAACTATCAAAGTCCTTATAGAAACTAGTGTCCTCCTCAGTAGGTTTAGTTTCCTCTATCATCTCCTTATAAAGTGACAGATAATATTTGAATGTAGGTAGGAATGTATCAACACCATCTGCCTCACAGTATCTTACAAATATATTGTTAGAGAAATGATTACCTGGTTCAAAGAAGCGATACTTCTCTGTTGTCTTAGGTAATGGTGGCACATCTAGAAGATAATTCTCTGTTGGATGTTGGAAATCAAATACTATTATGACCTTCTTGTCACTGAATCCCATCAAGTCCATACCAAAACAAGGGACTATAGTCTCACCTACCTTTGGTGTCTTAGGATATATGATGTTGTTGTGTATATTAAGCTTCTTTCCGTCCCATATATCTACATGCCTAGACTTGAGGAAATACTTACCACTGTATAGATCAGCAGTTAACTTAGTGCCTTTCTTATTCTCCCACGTTGCATGATTAGATTCAAACTTGAGGTCAGGGAACACGTCAAAGACTGCCGACCTATAGCCAGCCCATAAATCAGTCATCAGTTTCTCATATTAGTTTCAATACGACCCTTGATCTGATTCATATCAGCATGATCATCATTATTATCTGAGTGGAAGACCTGCTCATACCCACTCTTCTCTATTATCTTATCTCTTATATCCATCTGACGCTTCTCTTTAGCAATACGTCTGAGAAATGCGTAGTATATTATCTGTGTGAAATAAGCAAAAGGATTCTTTGACTTAGCGGGATCAAAGTTATCGATATACTGTACACAATTTTCAACACCATCAGATATCATATCCTCTTTATACATGTAGTTGATAAAGTTAGGTCTGAATGATAGGTGTGTTGCTATCTTTAAGAAACATTCGGCAAGGTAATGTGTTATCCTTGGTTTCTCTTTGTCTAAAGTACGAGCATCATCAACCGCCTGACGATAAGCAGTTATCTCAGCTAAAAATTTCTTGTTGTCAACGTAATGTTGTTTTTGTTTCCTTGCCACAGCTCTTGCCATATTGTTATCTCACCTGTATACATCATACAACTTAATGATCGTGGTGTCAAGAATTGGTACGCTTCCAGAAGTCTTCTAATTGTCCTCTGAAGTTAGATACCTTACCCACCAGTCCCATATTCTTATTCATCTTGATCTCAACCTCATTCTTATTAGTTCCCTTCTCCTTCCTTACCCACATCTTATACATGAGTACAGCATCCATAGCCATAGGTGCCACAGTGATGACGTTATCCTCAGTTACCATATAAAATTCTTCATCAGCAAACATCATCCACCTCATAAGACCAACTGCCACACCCAACTGCCCATCCTTTTCAACTTGATGCTGATTTGGTTGTGCAGGATCTTGTACATAAAAAGTAGTTTTCCCTGGACACGAATCTTCTTCTGTTGCAATCATAGATCCAAGTAAGGTTTCACCTGACTTGAGTTTCATTACTCCAAAAAATTCTTGATCGTGCACGATATAGTTAATTGTCATTTCTTAAGATTAACCTTAGTTATTTCATAATCAAACTTCTCCTCGTCATATATCTTGATCCTTTCACCAAGATGACGAAGTGTATAATTGTATTGATGATCCTTAGAGCAGTCATCAGCAATGTCATACAATACTGCTTGTGCTTTATTATCACCCTTCCTCAATACTCTACCTATAGATTGTAGGTTCCTCACCCTAGACTTACTAGGAGATGCAAAAATAACATTGTGTAAATTCTTAATGTTAATACCTGTAGAGAAGGTTCCGTATGATGCCAATATTATAGCATCCTTTTCACGTTCACATATACTACGTGCTTCTTCTCTCTCATAGGCATCAACGCCACCATGTATGAAGAAAATCTTACGATCTTTACTTACCTTATTATTTATCATTTCCCATAGAGGTTCTCCGTGCTTCTCTATGTAATTGAACAGTATAAGAGTGTTACCCTTTAAATCTAGTGCCAGATTGGTAATGAAGTTACTACGTCTGGTGTGCATACACAGGTAATCCATCTCCTGTTGATAGTGATCAAAGGGTACCCACCCATGTCTTAGTAGTACAACCCGCACCCTCAATGGTGTTAGGTGTCCTTGCTTCATTAATTCTACTGTCTTAGTTACCCTATCAACCCTACCAAACAATCCTTCTAGTACTAATTGATGTGCTTCCATACCATCTAACGTACCAGTCAGACCTATGCGATACTTAGCATCCATACACTTGGTTAGTATCCCCGTAAGACTCTTCGCCTTATACTGGTGTGCTTCATCACCTATAATAACGTCAAACCTTTCAAAGAATCTCTTAGGTTCCTTGTATATACTCTGCCACGTGCTAATTACTACTGGTTCATCTGTATATTTCTCCACTCCACCCATGATCTTATAGACATCCTTAGCATCCCAACCATAGTCTTGAAAATCTTTATACAACTGCTCTACTAGAGACACAGTTGGAACAATAATTAATATCTCCCTCTCCTTTAACAGGTGCCACCGCACCAATGCATATATTATGAGCGACTTGCCCGATCCCGTGGGGGATAATAAAAGCTTGCGACGAAATTTAAGCGAAGAGTAAATTCCTTTAAGCTGGTAATCTCTGATCTTGAAGGGGATCCTAAGAGCACGAATAAAAGCCGCTGTGCCTTCAGGTGTAACATAGTCCTCAACCTCATTGGGTCTACCATAATATTTATCTTCTTCTACCTCATATGAGTAACCCTTCTGCTCTAGGTAGTCAGTAAGGTAATCAAATAGACCAACATATATCTCACCAGTACCAGGTGAATACAATCTTATCTTACCATCCCAGTACTTTCGTTTGACTGCTGGCATATACTTTGCACCAGGTACCTCAAACTGAAAGTGTTCACTCAACTCCTTGTGGAGGTGAGGTTCTGCTTCAACTTTCAAAAAGGTTTCATTCTTTTTGGTGATTGTTGTCATCGGATACCATAATACTTCACAATCTCAATAGTATTCTTAATAGCAAATCCTCTATTGTGGATCTCCTTAAGTATCCTATCAATAGAATTTATACAAGTTTCTAGGTAGTCTATCTTCTGCTTGGCTCGACATACATCATCATCACTATCGATGAACATATCAAGATCACCCTTCAGTACCTTAAGATCAAAGGGTTTCTCTGCATATACATGTGATGGTGCCTTACCGTTGTAATATAACCACTTCTCTTTATACAACTTATTATACTTTGTCTGTGCATCAGACATCATAAGTTTAAATTCATTGTGTAATTGCAAATACTTTGCATGGAGTCTTGGAGTTTCCATACTATCGTTGGCAAGCAACTCTGGAAGATCCCTGTGATCAAAGAATGCTTCAGCGTCCTTTGCCCACAACTCCTCAATTTTTTCAAGATTCATTATGTTAGTTGTGTATTCCTCTTAGTAGATTCGGAAGATCTTATTTGAAATGCTAGGTATCTAAATGATACACTTGCTGTAGCATACTCTGTACCATCCACACTAGCATTAAACTCTAATGCATTCAACCCTATAGGTATAAGGTCTTCAAATACTATATCAAAGTTATGGTTGAAATTACTATTCAATACCATCAATGTACCATCAGCATACAGGTCGTTGTTATCTTTACCAAACTCCTGAGCCATCTTTAATTTATAATTTCTCCTCTCCATTGTATCATCAGGTGTACCTAGTGCACGTATCCAGTTGTGTAGTATCAGATAGTTCTCTAGATCCTCATCCACAAGGAATGATAGTGTTAGTGGATCATATTCAATGAATCCTTCTAATGGTAATGATCTGAATGGTGTTGGCTGCTGTTGTATACCAAGATTCATACTAGGTATGTTAGCAGTCTGACAGAAGTAAGATACCTTCGGGAACTTAGCAAGACTAAACTTGAACCCTATGGGAGATAGGAAGTTCCTGTTACTTATTTGTTTATTCCAGGTAGTCATGTCATTCTTTCCCAGATTCCTCTGGCATGTTTGTTATGCTCTACTAATTTAAGAGCCCAAATCCTATCTTCTAGACTAACTTCCCTATCAAGACGAGTCTTGCAGGCTATAACAGACAGTCTAAGCCTATAGTCCTTGCTTAACATATTTATATGCGTGGTATATATCCTTTGTACTTCTCGACCTGTGGTATAACTTCCATCTTTACTTTCTCTACGATCTGATCAACAACGTTGACATCTATATCCATGAAGGGTGGAATGATTCCTAAAATTCTTAATAGACCATCAACAAATAATGCTAGACAAGTGAACCCCAGAATCATACTGATGATTGTTGCGTCACGATTATGCTTACGCATTGACTCTTCATCTATACGTCGTGCTTCTGCAACTGCCTCAGCTATTAGTCTATCGACCTCCTCCTTGGTGTAGGAGATCTTCTTGATCATCTCTTCCGTCATACTTGTACTGTATCATTACATATAATATTCGTCAAGTACATCCAATGCCTTATAGAGGTACTTATTTGCTCCTGCACATTCCCACTCACCCATCTCATTTCGAGTGCACTTGTCATCCAACTCATGCTTCAATCTTATGAGCTTAGATGTCATATCAACTTTGTTTAGTCTGCCATTCATGGCTAGTACCTATTCTACGTGATTATTTAGGTATCATAGCATAAAAAAAGACCCCCTGTAGGAGGTCTTGTGTTGTTATGCAGATGCTAACGTTTGTGTCAAGTTGGGTGATGGTGTAGGTTTACGGTATACTTGATACCCCCATTGACCATTGAATTCTCCACCGCTAGTAGTATATTCACCTTGGAATCTA